GACGAAGCATCCAAAGAGTCCTCTTGCGTGCGGGTCTCAGCTGTTTTGGAGCCTCTCAAAGTCAGACTTATAACGAAAGGTAACACTCTTCGTTACTGGCTTTCGAGAGATTTCCAGAAGCAGCTGTGGGGATACCTTCAGAGGTTTCCTCAATTCGCACTCACAGGTAGGCCACTCATGGCTTACGACCTCCACAATTTGCTTCAGCGGGAGGAGAAACTCGGATTGTCTTTTCCAAATTGGGTTAGTGGTGACTATGCAGCCGCCACTGATACACTGGACATACGTCACACGAAGGCGGCCTTTGAAGCCGCGCTGCGTATGGGCATTTTGAAGCTCCCTCCGAAGTACCATGATGTACTTCGAAGTGTGCTCTATGAGCAGGATATCTTCTATCCAGAGAACCTTCGGAGACAATTTTCCGGTCTTGAGCCGGCAAGCCAGTCGACAGGTCAGTTGATGGGTTCTACCCTCAGCTTTCCTATCCTTTGCGCAGTAAATCTTTGCGCTTACTGGTCTGCCTTGGAAGAGTACACAGGGCGTCAATTCCGACCCCATGAACTCCCCGTTCTCGTGAACGGTGACGACATTCTCTTCCGTTGTGATGACCGCCTTTATGGCATTTGGCTCAGAAACGTCCGAGACGTTGGTTTTGAGTTGAGTTTGGGCAAGAACTATGTTCACCCACAGTACCTTACGGTGAATTCAGAACTCTATTTCTTCGATTCGAAGAAGAGGTCTTTCTACCGCCAGGGATGTCTCAACGCTGGTCTTTTGACCGGCCAGACCAAGGTCACAGGACGCATGGGTGCGAAGCTGGCACCGTTGTGGGACTACTTCAATGAAGTGACCCGCCATGCGGTCGATCCATGTCGCGCAGCTCGACGTTTCCTTCACTACCATGGTGAGTCCATTCGGAATCTCACCCAGGCAGGGAAGTATAACATTTTCGTTTCACCTATGAAGGGTGGTCTGGGTTTCCAGATCCCTGAGGGATACGAAACACGAGTGACCCCCTTTCAGAGGAGGTTTGCGTGCTTTATGGATGATCAGCTTCGGCATTTCCCGGATAAATTTCAAAAACTCTCTCTTATTCAGGAGAGACCCAAAAATATTCCGAGATACCACCATGAGCCAAAATACATCGTTCAACCCCGTTATGGGCCGTACGAAGAAGGTGTTGTTCCTTTGAAGGATACGACGGTGAGTCTTCCGATTTTGGCAGCCAGGCTGGAGATCGACATACAGAGTGATCTGCGTGTGCGGTTTCCGAAGAGAGAAGTCTTGGAAAGATTTCGCTCAAGGAACTGGCGTCAACAGAAGAAGGCAATCTTTTCGGATCGCTTCCGTTTAATGGAGTACATTGGAGTCCGCGATGTGGTATCCGCGGCCTTCGTGTCCCATTGAACCAATTGGGTCCTAGGACTTAAATCTCCCAAAACGGTGTGTTCGTCGTAACCGAGTGGTCTGGTGTTGTAGATCGCGCTTCGAACACTTAATACTTCCGTGCTAAGTGCTCGTGTCCGGCCATTGACGGATGCCAGCTAAATGCCGACAGACTGCACGGGAGAGCGGGGGAAACCCCGTGTCCTTGGATGTACAGTCGCGCCTATGGTGGGCGGGATCCAATATTCACCATGAAGAAAAACAACACAAATTCCAACAAGAAGAACGGAATTAAGAAGAACGTTAGAGGGTACACCGGCATTACGCAAAGCGTTGGCCGATCGCCCTCCAACCCTTTTGGAAACACACCACGTGTGACCATGATTCATAAAGCGCTTGACGCCTTTGATTCGTGTCACGCCCCACTTCCTCGTGCTACTGGTTCTTACTCAGTAGTACGAACCACCCAGATCGTCTCTGGAACCGAGGCCTTGAGGCTTTTCGGTCCAATGGACGCTGGTAACGAAGATTATTGGGGCCAAACGTGTTGTATTAAGAGTGTATCACCTACCGGCGCGATCAATGCGACGAATAATGCGAGCCGTGAATTGTTCACGACGCTCACATCGTCTGCATGGACTGATGCTCGTCTTACTCCGAGTGCTTTCAGTGTTCAGATCATGAATCCTGAAGCTCTACAGACTTCGACGGGCATAGTCTATATCGGCCGGGCTCGACAGCAGCTCAATCCTGGCGGTTCAACCCGCACATGGAATGAGTTGGCTGGAGACCTGGTGTCTTACTCTAGTCCACGCCTCTGCAGCGCAGGTAAACTAGCTCTCAGGGGAGTTCAAGTAGATGCGGTTCCATATGATATGACCGCTCTCTCGGACTTCCGAGCTATGTACACAACAGACGCGGCTGGAGCTTTCACATGGACATCAGATTTGAGCGGAATGTTTGGTGGCTTTGCCCCCATCTTCGTTTACAATCCTGATGGCATTGATCTCCAGTTCCTGGTCTGTTGTGAGTGGAGGGTTCGTTTCGATCCCTCCAATCCTGCGTATGCCACACATACCTATCACACACCGTCGTCCCTAAACTATTGGGACTTGGTCCTCCGTACTACGGAGATGGAAGGTAATGGCGTGTACGATATTTCCAACGGTTCTTCCGCGAATGGTTTGAGTAAGGGTCTAGGTAGCTTACCAGCTGCCTAGACACGCTCCACGCGTACTCTTCATTGACCGACGCCAGGTGCGTAGACCTCCAAAAGAGGACTTGCATCTGGTTGAATTTCGGGAAAGCTTGACATTTCTGTCAAGACCTTGAAGAGTACTCGTTGAGTGTGTATGACTCATTCCCTTCGTCCGTTCCTCCGATCCTCCTGACTCCCTCACTCCATCGCATCGAGCTATTTCGTACGATTTAGCAAGGCAGGTGATTATTCACCTGGAGTCCTCTCAGAGCCGAGCACTTAACTGTGGC